TAAACTGTGTCCTCAACAGAAGAAATAACAGTAGGGGAACGAGCATCATCATCAGAAATTAAATCATCAAGTATCGCAAGTAATGGTCGAGTACCCAACTCTCTGGTTCCTCTCACTCCAGTGTTATGGGTACGCACAAACGCTCCAGCTAAGAATTCATGGCTGTTATTGTCTACAGCAATACATTGACTTGGTTGATCAGAAATTAGTTTAAGACTTACTATTGCTTGTTTGAGATGGCGATTCTTACCTCGACACCCTCCTTCCCGATTATGTTTGCGTGGTAACTTAAAACACTGCATATCAAGCCAAACACCAACCTTCCAAGATACTGAATGCTGTGGCTCTACTTGTGTTGCTTTATACTGTTTAGCAGTACCACCAAGACTCAATACTAAACGGATAATCCCTTTAATTAATCCAAGGGATGTAGAGCAAAACAACACTTTGCCTTCTGGAGTTATAGTCCCATCCGTATCTAATAACCCTTGAAGTATCGCCAATCTTTGCTCAATTGAACCAAAGAAATAACACTCAGGGATAAACTTTGCTGTCTTAGTGCATCCACGTAGATCCAAAGCTTCCAAGTCACGGTATGCCTGTAATAAACTTAAGGACTGTACTGTACCATTACGTGGATCTATCCTATCACTTCCAATTGTGTAAGGGATATACGGCCGATAAAAAGCTATGTCATCCACATGCCCATGTAGCATAACGGAACCATCTGGTTTAAACGAACCATCTCCTAATAGTAACCCCAATATGTAAGGGTCTACTGTTAAAACCTTTTTGCTAAACTGTAACGGGGCTGTATTAACAATATGGAACGTGTATGACTTGGTGCCATTAGGTTTTTTTCTGTACAAAGGTGTTTTAAGTAGATCACTTGTGGGTAAAACTTGAGGCCTGCCATGTTTAAGTACAGAGTTTAGATGATCAATACTAACTTGCAGGCACCTACCATCTATCAAGTGCATTTCATACATTGGTTTGTGGAATATCTCACTCTTATGGGTAATAGTAGTTAATTGCCCATCAGGTCCAAATATCTTATCACCAACTTTACATGAACCAATAGTAAGAGTTTTACCATCTGTGATTAATTTACTGTCTAAAGAAAGCGCCTTGGCCCCGTGCCCACTACAGACAAAGTGCACACCATCCTTATTTGCAAATTCCCATCTCACATCTGTGAGTCGCTTGTGTGGTAACCACTCCTGAAGGAATTCAGAGTTATCCCACCTAAACTCTAAATCCTTCCTCATCTTCTTAATACCATTCTCTACCGCATCAGATACATACAAGACATACGGTACTTTACCGAATCCAGGAATATCCCCATATACAGCACAATACAGTATCAAATAAGTCCCAAGAACACTGGTTTTTGCTACACCACGGTGGCACATATTAATTGTATCTTTGTCATTATGTTGAATGTTATCCAACATCTTGTAATGAACTACAGGAGTAACATTCTCTTCACCACTATCACCATTCACTAATTTAATAAAATTGACAAACTCCAAAGCAAAATCCGTAGGCATATAGTTAGGATCTTCCTCATAACTGATATCTCTCAACCAATCCTCTACGCTTTTCTGGTTAACAACACGCTCCTCATCTTCAACCAACTCTTCAACAAGCGTAGCCAAGTTCTCCTTAAGAGTTAACGACAATTAAGGCTCCTTCAGCAATATCCTTAACCGACGTGCCTTGACGCATCATTGCTTTTTGTTGATTAACTAAAGCAGAGGTAGTATCTCTAAGTATATCAAGAGTCTTATCCTGACGAGTACCAATATCCAACTCAACCTGAGCTTTTATCTCAGGAGGTTTAAGGTGCTTCAATACACTATCTGCTGCATCACACCTAACCTTCTCTGAATACGCTGTCATCATCAATCCAGCCTGAACGTTTAATGCTGCCTGAAAAGTAGAAGCATTCAAAATATGCACAGGAATCATTGTCTGGGCAAATATAAGATTCACTAACTTGGTTTTGTTATACGCAGTAGAGTAGCTGGCAATATCCTTGTCTTTTGTGCCTTGGGCTTTGTAATACACCATCTTCTCAGGGAAAGTCTTTGCATATGCATCTTTATTAGATGCACCAAATAACTTAAAACTTACGTACCTAATAGCATTAATGTACTGACTGGTCTTAAATCTACCCTCTTTCATTACACTGGTATAGCTAAGTAGATTCTCCCTAAAATATTGCATGGTTTCTGGATCAGCCAAAATACCATTAACCTGTTTCATCAATATAGGATTAACTGACTTCTTAAACTCTACAGGTAGAGCTTCTTTAAATTCATTCTCTGTCATTGGTTGCATCTGACTCTCTCCCTTTCTCTTTTTCGAATACTATGCTTCAGCCAAAAAAGAGCATCTTCCAGTTTTTTGACAGCCCTATGTTCATCGGGATACCTAAAAACAACAGACAGTATGTTTTCACTATCCTCTTCTGTCATATACCTGCTACACTCAGTCTTACAATTACCTTCACTAAAAGGATTTCCTTTACATGTTACTTTAGGGAATATCTCAAGATTAGTAGCACAGCACTTACACAGATTAGGACCCTCTTCAGTAGCCATCAGATCAACACCAACTTCTTACCTGCTGCATTGGAATTAACCCTCACGCCAGGCACAAAGGTAAGAGCTTCAGCCAATGCATAAGAGCCATCAGGGTTCCTCTGCTGAGTTGTTACTTGAATTACACACCCAACCGGAGTCTCCAAGGCCTTGGTGGATTCCATCCAACCCTCTTTTTCACTGGATGCCTTACTCAGTAATTGGAACATATCTCCATCACCAAATACCACGGTATCCTTAACGTTTTTCTTGCCACTATTGACATCTATATTACCTAAAGTCTTCATTACAACGCCGCCCTTACCAAGCAATCCTTGGCTTCTAATAGTTTACGTAATCCAGCACTCTTCTCTGCACTGTCTGGGAGGTTATTCTCGTACTCCCGAGCTATGTCACAAATTGGCTTACTAATCTCCTGTAACTTTACAGGCAAATGCTCATAGTTAAAATACTGCATGACAGAGTTCATCATTTCACCGCCTTAAAACCATCTACCCCACTCTGTAAAAGGAACCCAAGTAAAAACCAAATCCTATCCTTGATCTTTTCCATACATACATCTGCACCCACTTGCTCATTGTAATTATTTGGGTCCACACAGGAACTTGTTTCATGCATGACAAAGCCATTCTTTAAAACAACAGTGAGTATGGTGGACTTTTCCACACCAGATACTTTGAGGGTATTTGCAGTAGCTGAACCAATGAAATTATCAACATCTGCCTGAGTAATAGTATTCTTTTCACCAACAATGGGTAAATTGTGTTTATCAAAGTTAACTTTAGGACACCAGGAAATATAATCATCCTCATACTTAACTAAATAGCCAGGGTCTTCTGGATTCTCATCAGCAGGAATAGTCCAGCCTTTGTATTTGTTATAATCACCACGGGTCATAGGTTCCCCATCTACCAATCTCACACCAATAAACTTTTTCATACTTGTCTCTCCTAAAGGGTTAGAATGCACATACACAGAATTCATATATTATATATTTAGAAAACTTTGTCAAGGGAAAAGGTATAGGCATGTTATCGGGATCTGTAATTTGGGATTCGCTGCAAAGCTACGTGTGTAGGTAGATTTTGCAGTATTGGTTTTGGTTACACCTACCTAACAGTGCAGTACTGCTCCACAAGAGCCTAAAAAGCAAACACACCCCCCGATACCTGTAACTTTTCACTCCTCGTTTTTCAAACAACTATAGGCGTACCGCCTTAGCAATGGGACTACATGACTGGCGCAATTCACCAGCAGAGTAGTATCCTCCCTCTGAGCAAGGTGTACAATACTGCTCAACCTACAACCCTTAACTTAAGGAGTCACACCATGACTACAACCGACAAGGCTACCCTATGGTCTACCTTCACAGGCCTATTCACATCAGCAACCGTCATACTCGGTGCTACCACTAAGCTCGCCACTGCAATTGATGACATGGCCTCAGCTCTTCAATCCCAAACGTCCATCATCAAGGACACCTCAGCTAATGACGCTGACATCAAACGC